ATCTGTATCTTCTTCATTTCCGTCACCTCCCCACTATGCTTTTGTACGTGTCTTTCCCGCAGATGCCGTCAGCCTCAAGGCCGTGCTCTGCTTGGTAGGCCATGAGCATATTGCGCGTCCTGATTCCGAACTCGCCGTCAATCCATTTAGGGTCATAACCAAGATACTTCAAGGCTGCCTGCAGCATTGCAACGACGACGCCGGTCTGACCGTCCTCCAGCATGGGCAGCTCGACAGTGACGAACTGCGTCGGCTTCTTCGCAGCAGGCGCTGTGTCCGGTTCTGTCCCGGTGTACCGCAGCACGCAGTCCCAAGGGTAGTTATAATAGCTGCGCGTGTATATCTCGCGTCCGGTCTGGTCGCCGGTCTGCCCTCCGGTCGTAGTTCCATACTCGTTGATGCTCGCCTGCACGAGCTGCCCGCCGCCGATATACAGGGCGGTGTGATGGACGTGGTTCAGGAGCACATCCCCGCGCTCAAGCCCCGCGCCGGTCGAGAGGTCGACGTTGCCCGTCACGTCCTCAAAGCCATGCCGCAGCATGTCCCCGCGCATGTTGCCGGTGTATGTGCAGCTGAGGGGCAATCCCGCTCGCTTAAAGCAATCTATCACGAGGCTGCTGCAGTCGTAGTCAGGCCCCCAGCGGTTGGCCTGATCATAGCCGTGGCTGTCATCCGCCGCTATCTCCAGCGCGCGGGCCACGGCGTTGTCAATGATTCCCATGATGCTCCCTCCTTATGTTACCGTTACGAACCTTGAGAGCAGCCACCCTGTCGGGTTTACGCTCTCGCGTGCGTCTTCCGTCAGCAAGCCGCTGTCGGTTTTGTCATCGTCCATTTCAAATCTCCACAAAGTTCTCGTCTTCCCATGTCGCCATTGCGCCCTCGTCACCCATCCAGACCTTGCGCACGCCGTCATGCGTGTAATAGGCGTTCGGTATCAGGCTCATGCCCTCTTTCCAGACGATGGGGTTGTCTGCCGTGCCGTAGGGTATCTCCTGCTCAACGTAGTCCTTGCGCACCGCCACGTCATTGACGTAAAAAATGCGCCAGTCAAAGCCTATTTTATCCGACTGCGTGATTTCCTCGCGGATGCCCCCGGCGGCGTTGACCTGTTCAGCCGTTGCGTGGTCGACCTTTATTTTCTCAAGCAGCTCATCATAAGTCATGTGTATATCTCCTTTATCTTCTCAAGCTGTGCGGTCACGTAAGCCACCTGAGCCGCATACGCTTCGCCAAGGTCTTTCCACGCAGACACCATCTCACCCGTGAACACTTCTCCGTCCTCGCGCGTCCATGTCTCACCCTCGGGGACGCAGCGATAGCTCTCTATCAATTTGGGGCACTTGCCATCGAAAAAGTCTGTTTCCACTGCTCTGCGTCCCTCGGCTGCGGAGACGTAACATTTATAATCGTTGTCTATGTAGATCGTCATTGTCTCGCCTCCTCAGCTGATGATTATCGACTTGCTGGATACGATCGTACTTCCGTAAACATCTTCGTACACGAAAACATAGAACGAACCCGTAAGAGCTGAGATATCCACCGTTACCGTCTTGTTCGTGCCCTGATCTGTATTTGTCAACACTGTTTTCGCTTTCACATTACTGTCAGCAGGAATAGCATACCAAGCGATTGTGTTTGAAGAAACTCCAAGCCAAACTTTACGTGAAGTCGGGTAAGTACTGTTTATCGTAAATTCAGCCAATGAAAAGGTCAGGGTCTTGTAATTGGTCAAGTCCAATTTGATATCTGTTACGAATGTTCTGTGGATAGCACCACCGGCGCCGTCATTACCGCTGGCAGTCATGACCAGGTTGCCGTTGGTTATTGTTGCATTGTTGAAGCTTCCGATATTCTGATATGCACCATTCTTGAACAGCACAAGCTCAAACGCCAGCGTCACCGTCGCGACCTGTCCATCGGCTGTGATGCTCACGGCCTTGCTCGCGCTCTGGCTCCCCTTGACCGCCTTGACCGTCCACGTACCTTTTGCCGTGATTATAAATAGCGCCGTGCCCGTGGTATCTTTTGCCTTAAGCGTTGTGCTGCCCGACGTGCAGGTGCAGGTCGAACCCGAGGGGTAGGTGACTCGAATCACAGCATAGACTGCTGCGACGGTGATGATCCCGGTCGTGAATACGCCTTTTGCAGCGGCGGTCTGGGCGGATGCCGAGGGAATTACAGTCTTCCCCGCTTGAACCGTCAGCTGCTTTGTTGCTGACTTAGTCCCGGCGGCGACTACGCCCTCGGCCTGCGTCGCTGAGGCGGTGATCTTACCCGCAGCATCGACGGTTATCGCAGGGGTGGCCTGCGTAACGTCGGCGAGGGTGCCGGTCTTGATCTGCTTATCCCCGGCGTAGAACTTTTTACCGCTGCGCACATCTGCAGCCTGTGCATTGGCGAGGGCAAGCTTTGAGTTGGTCAGGCCTCCGCCGCCCATTACGCCATTGCCGAAGATCTCACTCATGCTGTCACCTCCGTGATGCTCACCTGCACAGTGATTTCCGCCGTGGGTTTATCTCCGACTGCGTAAGCGGTGATAGTTCCGGCGTTGTTACCAAACACAAGACCATATCCGCCCTCCATTGCGCCGTTCATAACGGTAGCGTCAGGATTTATATCAATGCGGCTGTTCGCTGTGACGCCGTCGATCGTGACCGTCTGCGAGTACGGTGATGTGCTGCCCGTCCACGATGCGACCGGCAGCGTGACTGTTGCCGTTTTTATCGCGGGAGCTGCGCCGACCATCTCAGGAGTGTAATCCCCGTTTTCCGGTACTACGGTGCCATCACGCCCGTTGAACGTTATCACGCCGCCGCCAGCCGCTGCCGCGGCCTGCTCTGCCCAATACTTTGAATTGTTGTTGTGGGTCTCGTCAGAGTCAGGCACGGCCTGTCCACCCCGTGTTCCGACTGCCCAAGCTTCACTGTCCTGTGCAGACTCCTCGGCATTCTCCTTGGACTCAGCCGCCGAAGCAGCGGCGGTGCTTGCCGTCTGCGCGTTGGCAGCGGCGAGCTGCTGACTTGTTGCCGCTGTCTCAGCGGCAACCTGAGCTGCCGAGGCACTTTGACTGCTGTTTTGTGCTGAAACTGCGCTATTGTCTTTGGATTCAGCCGCTTGCGCTGCCGAAGCTGCCGCCGCCTGCTTCGACTCCTCGGCGGCAGTTTTGGCGTCGGTCGCCTGAGTTGCTGACTGTGCAGCCGCCTGAGCGTATTCGCTGGCTTTCTGGATGTCTGGGAGAGCTTTTGCAATTTCAGCGAGGGTTTCGGTCAGAACATTGAAATAATCCGAACTTTCAATCTCGCCATCGCTTACCGCGCTCGCCTCGACTGCGAGTACCCATGCGAAGCTTGAAAGCTTTTCGGCGCTCTGAGTGTAAAATTCGAGCTCGATATACACGTCTCCGCTCACGGCCAGTGCCTGTGCCGCAAGCTGGATCGTAGCGACATTGCCGCTCACGGTGACCGCTGCCGCCTTGTTCTCGGTCGTGTCATACCAGCCTATAGTTCCATCGGGCTTCCGGTACCTTACAGCGGCGAGGGCGCCCGTCGGGGGCGCCCATGGCTGCGAGCCCTCCAGCAACGTGGCGGAGATAAAACGGCTCTGCTGGTCGGTCTGTTTTGCATAAACCAGCGTTGCCACATTGGGGTGAAGCAGGTCAACCGTTATCTGAGATGTTACTTTCATCTTTTGCCTCCTGTGTAGGCTGTGACGCCTCGGCTATGATCTGGTCAAGCATCATCATGCAGCCGAGCATTTTGTCAATGTTGCTTCTGCCGCGCACGTCAATTTCTTCGAGCGTCCGGCGGATGCACGTGATTTTTTCTGTCTTGGTCATGTTGACACCTCCAAAAGGAGTCTTGCGCTCGCGGGAGTATCTCCGGCGTTTGCGCGCACTATGCCGCTGATTTTGAAACTGTTCTTCAGCTCCTCGTTGTGGATAGTGAGGCTTGTTGCTGTTCCGAGCGCGATCACAGCGTCCACAAGCGGCGCGCGTACATCCACAAGCAGCTGGTTTTCTTTAGGCTGCCCCCAGAATGTCAAGGGGAGTCTCTTGCTTCCTGCTTCAATCTCCATTGTTGTCCTCCTTTAGTCGTAATTCGTGGGGCCAAAGTATGACAGGGTGATGGTTGTGCCGTTCCCGTCCTTGAAAGATGTTGATTTTGCTTGAACAAGTGCGCCGCCCACGTAGAGCACACTTGCATTGATTACTGATGCAGTTATAGAACCGCTGATCAGCGCGTTTACTGTTTCATAAGCGTCTACACCGCGAGAAATGTTGTTGTTGACACCGCTGGCCAGGTTGCTGGCCTGCAATGTGTACCCGGCTACATTGCCGCCGCTGCCGCCGGTGAGCGTGCCCGCTCCAACTTGGCTTCCCTCGATGTAGCCCGCTCCGGATTCTTCGGCCTCGGTCAAGATGCTGGAAGCGTAGACGCTGCCGGTGAACTTGCCGCTGGTGGCAGTGAGATTGCCGTATTTGTCGACCTTGAATGCACCTTTGCCGAGTGCTATGCCGTCAAGTCCGACATACACACCGTCATGCGTTGTGTCGTCGAGCGCCGTCATGCCGTTTCTGAGTGAGCTCGCGGAGAGCGTGAACCCACCCACAGTGACATTCTCAGAGGATAGCGCGCCCGCCTGTATAAAGTCGGCAACGATCTTACCGTCCTGCGTGATTGCTGTCCCGAACGGCCCGTTATAGCCTTTGGAGCTGTACCCGAGGCCGCCGAGATTGAAGCGCCATACATTGGTTGCGGTCAGCACATCGTCGGTGTCCATGATGGAAAAGCCCATCGGCTTTCCGTCGGAGTTGAACTGGAAGACGAAGTTGCCGCCCTTGGTGCCCGTGATGAGCTGCGTCGCGTTGGCTATTGCCTTGCCTGTCTCGGTGCGGAGGTCAATAGCGGTTTGCTCGACCGCCTGCGCGTTGCTGTATATGGTGTCAGCAATGTTCGCGCGGATGTCACCGATGTTGATTGATGTGTACCTGTCGCGCAGCACATCGTACTCTGTTTCTGTGATCTTGGCTGTGGTCTCAATGCCCAGCTTCTCATAAATGACCGTGACTGTATCGCACAGTTTGATCATTTCGGGCGGTGCCGCCGAATCCATCAACCTGGCAATGTCTTGATAGCTCAGCGAGATGGAGACGGTCGGCGTTCCTAAATTATTGTCGTTGATATAGCTCTGCGCTCTGAGGGTAAGCTGCTGCGCGGTTGGCGGGCTATCGAAGTCTCCCGAGACGTCCAGCATGAGGATGTTGATAAAGTCAAATGTGCCGGGGACAGCTACAATTTTGTCGGGCAGCTGGGTTATCTCTCCGGTCTCGCTGTCGACATAGTACGGATATACCCCGGTGTACATCTTGGAAATGTTCTCCTCCTGCCGGAGGTCTATAAGGTTTTTCCCGTAGCGTATGACCACGCCGCGGTTCTGCCCGCGGGATGTGCGCAGCTGCGTGAGGAAGTGCGTAAAGAAAAATTCGCCGCGGTACGTGTCGAGTACGCTGCCCTCAGTACCGCCCAGCAGGGCGCGCATCGATGTCGGGGCAGTTACTGTCATGTTTGCCGTGGTGACCTTATCCGTGGTGAAGACGAACGGATTTGATACCACCGCATGGCTCTTGAGCTGCTTCATCGCATCGGCAGCATTAGCGGCTGTGAACGGTGTCACGGGAATGCCGCTTTGATCGTATGAAATGTGGCGTGCCTGAACCTCTATAAGCCCGCTCAGTGGTCGGCTTATGTTGTATATACGGAAAGGTTCTTGCCCGCCGTATGGTGTGACCTGCGCATAGATCAGGCGGCGATTTATGATCTCCTTATAGTGCAGCCCGTCTATCGGGTACTGCATAGTCAATTCATACTCGCCGTTGCGCTGTTCTCTGACCCTGCACTCGGCAGCATCATTAAGGATTCCCATGCCGTTGGTGTTGAATGTCTGCGCCGTGGATTCAAATAATTTCGGCTTCACAGCGTCCACCACCTCGGTACAATGTCAAGAGCCGTCACGCCGCCGGTGAATGATATTGCCGATTCTCCGGGCAGCAGCACCGGAAACTCAGCAGCTGAGATATCACCGTTGAGGTTGCTGCTGCCGAGGTACGCATTTTGCGTCAGTGAGTCTAATATCATCCCGCTCGTGATCTTGCTGAGCGCCACCGTCCGGCCGCCGACAGTGACGGTACCGTTGCCCGAGCCTGTCACGGTGATTTGGGGACGTGCTGCGAAACCGTGGCTGTTTATCATCTTGCCGGCGCCGGTGAAATGCACCGGGTTCTGGCCGTCAATGAGGAAGCGGCACGGCTGACAGTTGAACTCTATCGTGGCTCTGCCAAAGTTGTTGAATATATTTTCGAAATTTACCGGCCCTTGGAAGTAGGCATACCGGAAGCAATTGACATCATAGCTGTCGATGAGTTTGCAGTAGCCCTCCGGAGCCATCAGCCACGCCGCTATCCGGCGGGCGAGCGCAGGGAGCCCGCCGTGGAACTCCCCGCTCACGTAGATGTCATAGGGCTGCGTATAATTCTCGAAGCTGTCTTCGGCGCGCACGATGTCGCCGTTGCGTCCGGGGATGGATATGCTTTCAAGCTTGCGCGCCGGGTATATTCGCTCGGGGTAATGCTCTACAATGACGTGAAGATCATCGGAGCTTTTGCCATTCCAGAAAATCACGCAAACACGCTCGCTTTCCTGCTGTAAGCATTCTCTATCTTGTACATGATCGCCTCCGCGAGCTCGTTAACGTCCTGCCCCGGCGCGCCGTTGACGACGATGTTTACTCCGCCGTAGTTGGTCGTCTGAGTCGCTCCCGCTCCGGTTGTACCCTCGATCTGCATCCGCATACCGGAAGTTGCCGCCATGAGCGCATCCTCTACGCGGTAGGCGTTCGCATCGATGCCGCGTGCAAGGCCGGTCATCATATCGGGCATCCATTTTTCATAATTGCGCAGCGGACCCACGTCCGGGCGCGAGAAGTGGAGAAAACTTGATATAGTATTTGCGACGTTTGCCACGGTGTTTTTGAGGTTGTTCCACATATCAAGGATACCGTTGATGAACCCCTGAATGAGGTCACGCCCCCAGCCAATGGCCGCCTGTGGGAGCTCTCTGAATTTCTGCTGGATTGCGAGCGCTATTTGAACTACGCCGCCGATGATGTTCGGTATCTGGCCGAGCAGCCCTTGCAGCAGTCCGGACATCAGCCTCACCGCCGCATTTTGCATATCCGGTATCTTTTCGATGAGCTTTGAGACCATCGCAATTGCGGTACGAACTATCGCGTCAAGCAGCTGCGGTGCCGCATCTGCAATGCCCTCAACGAGCGCAGTGATAAAGTCGACCCCGGCGCTCATCAGTTCTGGCAGTATCGACAGGACCGTGTCGATTATCATAGGCATCGCATCGGACAGCGCGCCAAGCAAAACCGGCAGAGCGGCGACTATCCCGTTTACAAGCGCCTCAATGCCGTCGGTAAGAGCCGGGAGTATCGTCTGTAGAGTAGGCTCGACATACGGAACAAGGGCATTTATGAGCTGCGTAAAGCCCTCAGTCAGCCGCGGCAGTATTTCCATGATTCGGGGAATGAGGTTATCCGCAAATGTGACAATGCTATCCGTCAGATTCTTAGTGAGCTGTGACAGGTTCGATTTTTCATCCGCAAATCCCGTCAGCATATTCTGCCAAGCAGATTTCATTGCATTTGCGCTGCCTTGTATGGTAGTGGACGCCTCTTTTGACGTGGTGCCGGTTATGCCCAGCTCTGTCTGTACGACGTGAATCGCTTCAATCATCTTGTCGAACGACACTTCGTTGACAGTCTTCGCCGTGACGTCAATTTGGTCTCCAAGCACGCCGCTGTCGTTTATGAGCCTTGCCATCTCGGCAGCAGTGCCGCCATAGCCAAGCTTGAGGTTGTCCAGCATGGTATAATTCTGCTTTGCAAAGCCCTGATAGGCGTTCTGTATGCTGCTGATGTCAGTGCCCATCTTATTAGCGTTGTCCGACATATCGGTTATTGCAAGGTTCGCAAGCTCTGCCGCCTGTTCAGTATCTCCGCCGAGTCCCTGAAGCAGCGACGCCGAGAAGCTTGTCACCGTCTCCATGTACTCATTGGCGGAGAGCCCCGCCGTTTTGAACGCATTGTTAGCATAGTTCTCGACTGTCTTTGCGCTGTCTCCGAAAAGCGTCTCAATACCGCCGACAAGCTGCTCATAATCCGAATAGCTGTTGACGGCATCTTTCGTGAGCTGGATGAAAGCGGCCCCGGCTTCCTTTATGTAGCCGCCCATTTTCCGCAGACCTGACATGATAACGTCTGAGAGCACATTTGCTTTCAGAACATCCCCGAAGCTCGCCGCTCCTTTGCCTGCTTTTGTGAAGTCATTGCTGGTTTCGTCGAGGCCGCTGTTGACGTCCGCAAGCTCCTGCTCCATGCCGTTGAGCGCGGTGGTGGCGTTGAGCACAGCTTCCCTCCACTTGAGGGTTCGTGCGTCATTCTCGCCGTACTTCGCCGCGGATTTCTGCATCATGTCCGTCAGGGTTCTGATGCGCTCTTTCTGCGTGGTGATCTGCTCGGACAGAATTTTAGATTTTGCCGCTGCCTTTTCTTCGGCGCTGGTGGTGCTGTTGAAGCTTGAGACTGTCGCGCGCATCTGCGCGTCAAGGGTCTTAGCCTGCTGGATGATCTGATTTATCGATTTTCTATACTCGGCCTCGCCTTCGACGCCGATTTTGGGGCCTATATTTGTTGCCATGGTGTTATCACCTCAGTTGTAAGGCTTCTTCTATGCTCCAGCTCTTTTTCTTCTTCGCTGGAGTCGCACCGTTGTATATGGCGAAACAGGAGATCATGTCACACATTTCGCCGTAGCGTGTGTTAATGATCTCCTGTCTGCTCATATTCAGCATCCGGCCATAGAAGAGATACCAAGCCAGATTGATTTCTACTCTGTTTCGGGTCGGCTGACCTCGTTTTTTTTTGAAGGCTCGACCTCGACCGTGGTCTTGCGCCCGGCCTCAAAGGCCGCCATTGCCTCAGACATCAGCGCCGTGAACTGCTCGGCGCTCAGTGCCATGACCTGTGCCATGGTCAGGGGCTCGGGCTTGTAGGTCTCATTTTCAAAGCTGCGCTGCATCTCATAGGCCTTGTTGAGCTCAATGATGAGCTTTGCGCCGTTGCGCGTCACTCTGCCGTACTTGCCGCTGAGAAACTTCTCAATCTTGGTCAGGTCGCCGTCAGGGCACATCTCCGCAATCTCCACGGACGCGCCGACGGTGAAACTAAAACCGCGTTCTTTGCCGAATATGATCATAACAGCCTCCTATCAGCCGCCCGGCTCTGTGTAGTTGAGCATGGCCTTGATGCAGGCCTCGGCGGCGTCTTCGCTCTCCTGATCGTCCGCCACGCGCTTCCAGCGGTGCTTAGTGCTGTCGTCGCGGTGTATGGACATTTCAAGCTCCTTTGTCTGCCAGTCGATTTCCTCTTCCTGCGTGGCGTATTCTTCCGAGGATGCGGTAGTGCGGTGCTTAGTGAGTACTACCGGGCTGTACGATGTGACGCCATCGGACATATACCGCACGATGAAGCCAAGCCCGATATACGGAATCTTCATATCGTCATCGTAGTCCGTAACGCTGACCTTCGTGCTTCCGTCGATGGTGATTTCGCTCTTGGTTTCCGGCAGGCCCATTATCAGATCCTCTGCCTTGCGGAACAGGCCGTCGACCGTCAGGGTGGTAGTGCCGCCGGTGAGAACGCCCTCCTGGCTCTCGGCCGCCATGTTGTCGGCATAAAACGTATTGTCTGCCGCGGTTTCCGGGTCGATCTTGACCTCTACGCCGCGGGCAAGCCGCATAGCGTTTGAGTATGTGACGGTGCCGCCGTTTGCGCTGTACTTGGCTACCCACGGGCGTGAGAAGCCGGTACAGACTTTTCCTGCTGCTGACATATGATTCGCCTCATTTCATTTTGTTTTTTATGTCGTCGTCAAGTGATTTCGCCATGGCCGCCTCAGCTGCCTTTTTGGCCTTGCGCGTCGCACGCCCGACAAAATCATTTTTCTGCATGAATGACGTCCCGCTCACGACAGCACGGGCTATCATCGCATTGGGCTGACCGTGCGGCCAGCGCTTTGTTTTCACTCCGTTGTAGCCGTCAAATCCGGCCTTGGTGCTGATATAATCCTCGGTGTTTTCGATTGGGGCGAGACCGAAACCGTCAATCAAGCCCTTTTTCTGCGGCTCGCTTATGTACTGCAAAGATGAAGCCGACGGGTTTCGTGAGTTGTACCGGTGCATGGCCTCTTCATTGGTGATGGTCGGCAAACCCTCCAGCTCCGCTTTTATGGCATCTGCGACCACAGCCGCGCCTTTATAGACGGCGCGCTTTATTATTTCCTCATCGCCCTCAAGCGCGCCGAGCTTCGTGAGGTATTCGCCGAGGCCGGTAAACTTCATCGTTGCCATTAGCGCATACTCCATGTCCATTCATGGTGAATAAGCTCGGTTTCATCTTCGTACTGTACGCTGTTCAGCTCCCAGATGAGTCCTAACCCGCTCAGGGTGCTTTCTATGGCATCCGGTGCCGGGTCATATTCCTGCTTGCTGAAATAGTCCACTGTGCCCGTGAGCGCGTGCTCAGCCGTCTTGTTGTCGGCGGTAAATCCGTTCCCGCTCTCTTCTGCCCATATGCAGAATGGGGGCTGGAGGTTCGGGCGGAAATAGTGGTATGTGTTCGGTACCGCCGCTGCGAGGGCAGTACCGATACTTTCAAGGCGTTCCCGGTAAGACATCATAGAACTCCTCCAGCGCGCTTAATGTCAGGTCTGTAACCTCCAAGCCGTCACTATCAAGCAGATGCTGCACGTTATCTATCCGGTACTGCGAATCATCCTCGAGGACGGCGTACATGCCGATCTTGACACCTCTGTCCTGCCATATGCGTACCAGCATATCTATCTGCTGATTCACGCCCATGGCCGCGTACTGCCTGTTATAGCCCACGGTCCGCTCACCGTAGTAATGAGTCGACTGCTGTGCAAACTGCATGACCGGCATTTGCCCGGCTGCCGCTGTGTTCTTGAGCTTGCACACGGTCAGGATGCCACTGTCAAGCGTCATGTCGTGCCTCCAAGCTTCTCCGCAAACAGGCGGTTATTAAGGGCATATCGGAGCATTCGCGGCATGACCGGGTTGTCCTCGGCGCGCTTGCGAAACAGATACGCCGCATACATCACGATCAGGTTGCAGTCATCAAGGTTGTCCGCAGAGAGGGTTTTTATGCCCTCCCTGCGGATTTCATGCGCCGCAACTTCAAGGAGCTGCTGAAGATACGGCTCCTGCGCCGCTGCGGTCTTGTTGAGGTTATACTTCAGCATCGTGAGCAGTTCGTCGTTCGTCATAAGCAGCTCCTTTCAGATCAGGTCTTGGTGATCGCGACGGTGTACACCTTGGTCGCGTTGCCATTGGTCACGGTCACGGTGAGGGTGCTCGCCCCGGCAGTCGGGGTAATGTTGCCGCCGTTGGCTACATTCTTTCCGCCGTAGCTGATCGCTACCTTTGCGTCGATCTGTGCCGCCGCTGCGTTGACTGCGAGGGATGCCGCCGTGGTAGAGAGCGTGTAGCTCTGAGTGGCCGCATCAAAGGCCGGGCTGAGTGAGCCGGTGCCGACGCTGAGGGAATCAAGGTCGGCGTCGTTCGCCGTGTCAGCTGCGAACGTCATTGCGGTGGTAACTTCGCTGCCGTTGATATTAATCGCAACGAACGCGCCCGGAACGACCGGCGTACCGTCCGCACGGGCCTTGCCCTTGAATACGGTGTTGTCCTGAAGGAACTGCACCTCGCGGCTCTCCTCAATCGTCATTCTTGCGCGGTCGGCGTAGAGGTACAGGTCGCCGTAACCGCCGATGATATCGCCGTCCGGGATGAACTCCAGAATGTCGATATCGCCGGTCACGATGGGCAGGATGCCGTAAACATTGGCTACAACATCACCGGATGCGGTGAAAGTGATTGCCTTGGACTTGAGAAGCGCGTAGGTCTTGCTGTTCATCGCCCAGAACTGATTACCGCGGCTGTAACGGGTGAACGTGGCGCCTGCCGCGATCTGGAGGGCTGCCCAGAACTCAGCGCCGGTCTTGCTGGCATCGATCTTGAGGATGTTGCTGGTGTGGAGGTCGACCCATGCAGGGGCGGCAGCCGGGTAGCCGGCAGGCTTGCTCTGCTGTGCAAGGCGGGTTACAATGCCGAGAGGCATACTGTTGGCTGCGCCCTTGCCGTAGAGGATCGCCTTGTCGATTGCGAGGCCGATGCTTTCGGAAAGCATCTCAACGATCCAGCTTGCGAGGTTGACATCGTTGTCCTCCAGCAGGCTGTTGCAGACAGGTACGAAGCCCGCTACCTTGTAGCCATCAAGCGTGGTCTGGTTGAATACCAGAGTCAGCTCATTGATAGCTGCGCACATCTCCGTCCAGACAGCTTCCGGGACCGTGCCCGCGATGGTCTGACGGGTGGTGCCCGTAACAGAGCGCACACGGACGCGGTTGAGCAGCTTGCTGTATCTGTACATATTCTCGGCGATGAGGTCGAGGAACACGACAGGAATGGTCAGCTCGCCGCCGCTGACGCCGCGCTTCTCGCCCTTGAGGCTGCGCAGCTGTGCGAGGAAGTTTTTACTATCCTCCTGCCCGATGATTGCGTCGCGCTCCTGGCGAGGCAGCGCGTCCATTACTCTCTGGCCAAAGGGCAGAGAACGGATGTTGATGGTGGTGGTCATATGATTGCTCCTTTCGGTATTTGCCCCGCTCTCGGGGTTGTTGATGGGCGGCGTGCCGCGCTGCTCCTCTTCGGTGAGCTGCTGCTCAAGCGCCGCGATTTCGCCGCTGAGGCGATTTTCGGTCTCCTCGTGCTCTTTCCACTCGGTTTCAAGCTGATCCATGCCCTCATTGAGAGCGTCGATCTCCTCCTCAGTGGTGGCCTCACCGATTGCCTCGGTGATGTCGGATTTGCGAGTTTCAAACTCTTTTGCTCTTTCCCTGTGCTGGGCAAGCTCGGCCTTTTTCAGCTCGATGCGCTTGCGCAGCATAATTGCTTTAATTGCCATAATTGACTCCTTTCAGTCTTTCGAGTGCGAGCCTGCGCTTCTCTTCAACTCTGCGTTTGACAACGGTCGCAAGCTCGGCCTTTCTGGCCTCGACACTTGTATCTTCATAGGCCGGAAATGTTACTACGGACACCTCATAGAGGCGCACGCGCTTGATGCGGAACACTGACGGCTGTCCCTCGGTGTGCTCGATCTCCTGTTCAAGAATATCGAACCCGAAAGAGCACTGATTCACATCTCTGCGCTTGACCCGCTCGTAGAGGTTCATAGCATCCTGATCAGCTCGGTTTATCCGGATGCTGCCCCAAAGCCCGATCTCGTCTTCGCGGAGTGTAAGCGTTCCCGCCGGTACTCTGCCGAGGACAAGCGTCGTGTCGTGGTTGCACAGGGCGCGGACATCTCCCTTTGTCTGATCCGTGAACGCGCCGCGGTCGACCGTTTCATATGCGTCTTCCCAGAGCCAGTATTTGGCTCCGAATACCGCGAAATAGCCCTCTATGTACAGTTCCTCACCCTCCGCACGCGCGGAGAACTCAGCAGCTGAGGGCTGCATGAAGCGCGTACAGAATTTGGGTTTATTCTCCATCTGTTTCACCTCCCTGAATAAGCTTTTTTTGATTGGCTATCATGCTCTGAGGGATGAAGTTCTCAAGGATTGTGAGAATATCCAACCCCTCAAGCGGCGTCAGGCCGAGCCAGTCCCTGACCTCGTTGCCGGTCATTATTCCGCGGATATACTGATCGTCAGCCACGGCCGCAAGATCTTTGAGGTCGTAGTTATACAGGCTGCGAGGATTGAACCGGAAATACATATCCGGGCTGTAAAGCAGCCCTTTAGTCAGTACCTGTTGGATATTCTGAGACAGCGGCATGATCCGGCTGTTTATAAAGGCGTTCCAGGCATCGCGCTTAAACTCGCCCTCGCCGAGGACAAACGGCGGGACGCCCAATATTGACGCCACTGTGCGCTTGTCCAGTTTCACGAAGTCTGCGAGAGCCAGGTCAGACAGCGTAAGTGGCTTTACCTGCTCCACCTCGAACTGATTCGCCGGTATCAGCCACGGTTCACCGGCCTCGCCGCTGGCTGCGTATGAGTTGAGCAGTTTCTCACGTCCCTCGGGCGATGAAAATTCATCAACAAGGCCGTCGACCTTGACGATGATTGAGGGCTTCCACTTTGAGGACATGAAGCCCTTTTCGGTCGTTGCCGCCTGCTTGAGGTTGTTTGCTACATCGCTGAGCTGGATCTGATAACCGACGCCGAGCCACGGGTAATATTCGCCGGGATTCAGCGCGAAGTGCAGCACATTATCAGGCTCATACTCACGCCCGGCAATTACTACGCGATAATCAAAATCGCCGTAAGGAACGAAAGAGGTGAATGCCGGCGGTATCGGTATCAGATCATCGAGATAGCCCGCTCTGGTGCGCGGCCAAGCGACGGCATTGCCGCTGTAATACATCGTCCTGACTATCCAGCGGATGAAGTTGGAGCGCGTCATGTTCTTATTGGGGTTGATGTCAACCTTGCGGCTCAATGCGTTGGTAACGCGTATATCGCCCCGCTCCGTGTTCTGCATCAGGTGAATGGTCTGTGAGCCCACAAGCTGTGCGATGGTGTCAACAGCTGCGCTTATTTCCGGGCTGTCGCTCAGCTTGATGTAGCCCCGGCAAGCAAGATCGTCGAATTTCGATGCGTCGCAGAAAAACGCCGCGCTGCCAGCGCTTCGTGCCTGCATGGGCTCGGCTCGCGGTGCCTGTTTTGTTCGTGTTCTTTTTTTGCTCATTGTTTATCTCCCCACCAGTTACTTGCGTCCGCGGACTTTTCGAGGCTTTCGAGATATCTGATCTCTGCGAATACTGATGCGTCGAAAAGGTCAATTCTCAGCTCGGGCATGATTTTTTCATAGGCGATCATGTCGTCAGTCTTTTCAATGGCTGACACATTCTCGACGCAGTATTCATAAGCTTCTGAGTGCATATAGTACAGCGTGCCATTCTTGACGCTGTGCTCGATGTACCTGAAGCCCTCGGACTTCTTGTAGAAATATTGCGGTTGATCAAAGACGCGGAAGCCGGCTTTCTTCATTCCGATGAAGTACTCCCTGCAGAACTTGCGGTCGTGACCGACAGCGGCGATTTTGAACCCGCTCTTGCGCATCTCGACGAACCAGTTGATTATATCTGCATGGTTGACCGTCGGACCGTTGCACATGGTCAACCATCCGTCATCCTGCCATCCGAACAGAGGAATGTTATCTTCGTCCGCCTTTTTGTGGGCGACAGCCACCGGGAAAAAGGCGTGCGTGATGATGATATCCACGCCCTTGTAGTTGCCGACAAGGGCGGCGGCAGTGAGGTCATGCAGCTTTGAGAGATCAGCGCCGCCGTACCATTTAATCGGCAGCCGCCGCAGTTGGTCAAGATTCCAGTCATACTTTTTGTCCGACCGGCGGAACTCATCAATGTTGAAATACGCCTTGATGGAATTTGTGTAGACGTTCAGGCTCTTGGCAAAAAAATCTTTGCGCTGCTGTGGGTCGTTCTGCGCCTGAATGCTGTCGTTGAGAATCTCCTCTGGGCGTATGCTGATGCCATAGGCCGGATTTGCCATCTCATGGACTGTCGGGTTTGTGAAATCCACCTCGCCCGTCTCCGGGTCTTTTGGAGCACAGCACATGAAGATGAACAGCTGCTCATCGCTGATTATCCCCTCAAGCACCTTGCGGCAGTATTTCAGCCTTTGTCCAAGGAACATCTGCTCGTTATCCCCTGCCGTGCTGATGCCGATCAGAAGCTTGTTCGAATAGGCCTTCATGGCTTCCTTGAAGAGGTTGTACTGCTTCGGTTTTTTATAGGCGTGCAGCTCATCGCAGATTGCAAGGTTGCAGTTCAGTGAGTCCTGCGCGTCAGGGTTTGTCGCGAGGGACTGAATGAAAAATGAGCCGTCCCCGCCGGGCAGCTCCGCCCGTAGAGAATGCTCATTGTTGTTGTTGATAATTTTTACCGCCCCGCCGCTCGCGGCGTCCTCGCCCATGTGCTTGATGTTGTATTCCAGAAATTCGAAGCTTTCCAAGCTCTGTTTCAGCGCCGCGCCGACGATGTAGCACTTGCTCCCGCTCTTCCGGTAATATAGCGACAGGGCAAATGCCAGGCTTGCCGAAAAGGTGGTCTTGATGTTTTTTCGCGGGATAAAGATCAGGGCTTCGTGATACCTTGCCACATCCGACCCTGTCAGTTTGAACCCGACTACGTTGTAGATGATGAACTTGTGGAACGGTTCCAGTAGGAACGGTGTTCCTCTAAGCGGTGTGCCGTCAAGCTTCTCGCCCTGCTTGTGGACTATCGTCTTTTCAATGATCTGAATGCAGAACTCAGGGCCTTTAGGGTCAAGGTAATATCTTGGGTCGTCGAGGTCTCGGAAGAAACGCTCAACCGCTTGCTTGAGCTCAGGGCAGGCGCATTTCCGGCCGCTGCGTATGCTCTTGGCATACTCAAGGACCACATCCCAATTCCGCCCGGTGATTGCTCTCATTTTATCTCGCTCAGCGCTTTGGCCAGCGGACTGAGCTTCTCCTTTTTGGGGGCATCGTTTGTCAACCGCTTTTGTGCGGCGGGGGTCAGGCCAAGCTCGGCCAGAAATTCACGGGCTTTGGATTTGAGGTCAAGGACGATTGTCAATTCCGGGTTCTTTGCTTTGTTAGTGCTCCCGTTCTTGTTCGTGTGCTCTATCACGGCGATAGATCCGCTTTTCTTGTATGCGGTGCGTGCCCGATCGAGCTCATAGAGCGTATCGGCGGCAAGGTTTATCGTGATGTCAAACCCGGTTGAATCTATGTCGAGCTGCCGCATATCGTTCAATATGGCTTCCCGCCATTTTTTCCGTGTCATTCGCGTTTACCCCCTTTCTGTAAAAATCCTTAGAGTTGGAGAAAGC